CACCGGCCAGACCTACGACGCCGTCATCGACGACACCGCCGTCATCTCCGGCGACGGCACCCGCACCCTCCTCCTGCCCGAGGTGCCCGTCACCGCCGTCACCGCCCTCGTCGACCTCACCGGACCGCTCGAGGCCCCCGTCCCCGCCACCACGTGGGAATGGTCCGAACACGGCATCATCCGCCGGATCGACACCGGCCGGTGGGCCCGGCGGTATCGGGCCTACCGGGTCACCTACGACCACGGCTACGGCGTCATCCCCGACGTCGTCACCGGCGTCGTCCTGCGCATGGCGGCCCGGGTCATCGACAACCCCGAGGGAATCAAACAGGAAGGCACCGGGCGATGGTCAATGACGCGGGCCGGCGAATCGGCCGGGATCGGTCTACTGCCCGCGGACTGGCTCGCCCTCGAGGGCTACACCGCCGACCTGCCGACACGCCGGCGGGCCGTCGGGTGATCCCGTTCGACCGGGCCGTCACCGTCGTCACCCGCACCCCCGGCGCCGTCGACGAACACGGCAACGAGACCACCGCCACCACCGCCACCCACCCCGGCGTGGTCGCCCGCCGCGAGCTCCTCACCGCCACCGAGCGCGTCACCCTCGGATTCTCCTCGGCCACCTACACCTACTGGTTCCCGCCCGACGCGCCCGTCACCGCCGCGGACCGCATCCTCGACGCCGGCGAAACGCTCGAGGTCCGCGGCCGGCCCTCCCTCGAGGCCACCCGCCGCCGGCCCCACCACATCGAGGCCGTCGCCGAGGTCGTCAACCCGTGACCGGCAACCGGGACTCCTCCGGCCGGTTCGTGTCCACCGGCGAGATCGGCACCATGCGCGTCGCCATCACCCCCGGGTTCTTCGAGGAATGGAAACGCGGCGAGGAGTGCCGCGACCTCATGGCCTCCGCCGCCCGGCGCGTCGCCGCCGACGCATCCCGCCTGGCACCCGACGACCCGACCGGCCCCCCCAAGGACCTGCACTCCTCCATCCGCGGCAACCCGGTCCTCACCGACGACGGCTGGCATGGCCGCGTCCAGGTCCTCAACTTCAAGGGCCACTGGTACGAGTTCGGCACCTCCACCCGCGCCGCCCGGCCGTTCCTACGCCCGGCCGCCATGGCCGCCGGCCTGCGCCTCGAGGCCGACCCATGACCACCGCTCCCGCCGTCGAGATCCCATTCGACGCCGAGGCCCTCGCCGTCGGCTACCTGCGCACCATCCCCGCCGTCACCGACCTCGCCGGGACCCGCATCTCCACCCGGTTCCCCGCCGGATTCCCCCGCACCGGCCGCTCCCTGCGCATCCTCCTCGTCGGCCAACGCTCGAGCGATACCCACGGCCACCTACAGACCGCACACCTTCAGGTCTCCGCCTACGGCGTCGACGAGAACGACGGCGTCGCCGCCTCCGCCCTCGCCCGCACCGCCTACGCCGCGCTCCTGGCCATGCCCAACTGGATACACACCGACGTGGTCGTCACCGCCGTCACCACCACGCTCGCCATCGTCGCCGACCCCGACGAACCCACCGGCGCCGCCGGCTACCGGTTCGGGATCCTCATGCACGGCCACCGCCGTCCGGGCCGGTAGCCTCACCGCGAAGCGCGTCGACCACCCTGAGGAGGCCACGATGCCAGGATTGGACGCCGGCGAAATCGTCGTCGGCGCAAACGGTCACATCATGGTCGCCCCCGGCGGCACCGCCCCGCCCGATGACATCACCGACCCCTGGGGAACCGGATGGGTCGACCTCGGCTACGCCACCGAGGACGGCGTCACCCTCAACGCCGGCAAGGAAACCAACTCCATCCGCGGGTGGCAGTCCTTCTACGACCTGCGCACCGTCGTCACCTCCCGCTCGTTCCGGCTCTCGTTCACGCTTCAGCAGTGGAACGCCGAGACCGTCACGTTCGCGCTCGGCGGAGGCGAGATCACCGAGGACACCCCCGGCGCCTCGTACCGCTACACGCCGCCGGCGCCGGAGTTCATCGACGAGCGCACCCTCGGCGTCGACTGGACCGACGGCGACAAGCACTACATCCTCGTCGTCGACCGCGGCCAGCCCGCCGAGGCCATCGAGACCAACCTTCAGCGCACCTCCAACCTCGCGCTACCGATCGCGTTCGACGCCCTCGGCGCCACCGTCCCGTGGTTCCTGCTCACCGACGACCCGGCGTTCGCCCCGGTTCCGTGATGACCGCCAGGACCACCACCACCAAGGCGGCCCCGCACCGCCGCACCAACGGCGTCAAGCCCAAGGCGCCGCCCGCCGCCGTCTCCCGCGTCATCGACGTCGACGCCCACCGCGCGGCGCGCCTCGAGCAACTCGGCCCGCCGCCGGTGCTGCGCATCAACGGCGCCGACTACGAGCTCCCCCCCGAGATGCCCGCTCAGGTCGTCACCGCGTTCGGGGCCCTCGCCTCCGGCGACGTCACCGACCTCGCCGGCCTCGACGTCGGCCTCCGTGCCCTCCTCGGCGACGCCTACGAGGCCGTCGTCGACGAGTCCACCTCGTTCGCCGACCTCGAGTTCGTCATCACCGCGGCGATGGAATCCTACGGGATGGCCGCCCCGGAATCGTAGGCCTCGGCGAGCTCCTCGTAGACCGATGGGAGCTCCTCGAGGCCGACTTCGCCCGGTTCTACGGTCTCGACCTCGCCGCCGCCATCTGGGGCCCTGAGCCCATCTCCGGGCGCCGCCTCCTCGCTCTCACCAAAGGCATCCCCGCCGAGTCCGCGCTCGCCCGCTCCTACGGCGTCCCCGGTCCCGGCGACTGGGCCAACGCCGAGGAGCTCCTCGCCGCCCTGGCCGAGACCACCTCGGCGCATCTCGCCATGTTCTACGAGACCAAGAAACGCAAGGGCGCCGCCCGGCTCGAACCGCTGCGCGTCCCCCGCCCGAACCGGCCCGAGGAGGAAACCGCCCGGGCCGCCGCTAGCCCGGAGGACATGCGGGCCTTCTTCGGTGCGTCGGTCCGGTACACCCCCAAGGGCCACGGATGAGCGACACCTCGGCGCCGGCCGGCCCCGGCAACGCCGGTAGCGCGTTCCTCGAGATCATCCCCACCGTCGCCGCCGGCGCGGCGGGGATGCTCGCCGGTGGCCTCGCCGGGCCGCTCAAGGCCGCTGCGGGGATGCTCAGCAACCCGGCCGTCGCCATCGGCGCCGCCCTGGGCGCGGCCATCACCGCGGGCATCGGGACCGCCATCGACGTCGCCGGCGAGCTCGGCAAAGGCCAGAAGGAGATCCGCAAGCTCACCGGCGCCGTCGGCTCCGACCTCACCGAGCTCGGCGCGTCCTTCCGTGACATCGTCGGGACCGTCGCCGGCCAAGGCATCGACCGGTTCGCCGAGGCCATCGGCCGCCTCAACGCCCGCACCAACCTCACCGGACCCGCCCTCGAGGGCCTCGCCCAACAGGAGCTCCGCCTCGCCAAGCTCACCGGCGAGGACCTCGCCGGCACCATCGAGACCACGACCCGCATGTTCGGCGACTGGGGAGTCGCCACCGAGAACCAGGCGGCCTCGCTCGACTTCCTCTACAAGGCCGGCCAGAACACCGGCGTCGGCGTCAACCAACTCGCCGCCACCGTCACCAAGTTCGGGGCGCCGCTGCGCCAACTCGGTTTCTCCCTCGAGGAGTCCACCGCCCTCGTCGGCTCATTCGAGAAGCAAGGCGTCAACACGAACCTCGTGTTGGGTTCCATGCGCATCGCCCTCGGCAAGATGGCCAAGGCCGGCGAGGAACCCGTCGGCACGTTCCGTCGCCTCGTCGGCGAGATCGAATCCGCCGGCACCGCCGGCGAGGCCAACTCCATCGCCCTCCAACTGTTCGGCTCGCGGGCCGGGCCCGACATGGCCGCCGCCATCCGCGAGGGCCGCCTCAACATCGGCGAGCTCCTCGCGCAGATCGGCGAGACCCCCAAAACCCTCGAGCAAACCGAGAAGGAAACCCGTTCATGGTCCGAACGCATGGGAGTGATGTGGCAACGCGCCTCCCTCTGGTTCGAGCCCCTCGGCAAGTCCCTCCTCGACTTCCGCACCAACATCGTCGGCCGCCTCGAAAAGGGATTCGAGGCCCTCTCGAAACTCATGTCCGGCGACACCGCCGGCGCCGGCGTCGACATCGGCAAGTGGCTCGGATTCGACGAGGACTCCGCCGCCGTCGACGGCCTCATCCGCACGTTCGACGTCGTCCGCGACTTCATCCGCGACCTACGCGAGGGCGGCCTCGGCCAAGCGTTCTCCAACCTCGGCCGCAACATCGCCGACGCCTGGCCCGCCATCAGCGCCGGCCTACGCGAGCTCCTCGACCGCATCGTCGAGAACCTCACCGGCTGGTCCGTGACCATCGGCCAGGCCGTCATCTCGTGGGGACAGGCCATCGCCTCGTGGGCCGTCGACGCCATCCCCGCCGCCCTCGAGGCCTACCGCAATTTC